TCGGCGCAAAGACCGGATGCTTTAATCCTATATAGGCCATTATTGTTACCTCCTGTTCAGATAGTCGTCAAAAATATCTTCCATCGCTTGTTGGACCCTCGGCCCAGCTTCCTCATCTGCATCGTCAACCCAGTGTGAGCCTTTAATGCTGCTGGAGCCATAGTGCAATATGAACGCTTTTTCTGCATTCCGTACACCCTTACGGTCCTTGCCGATCGGATAAATGTCGATAGTGCGTATTCCGCTTACGTCTTTAGGCGTTTTCGGAAAGCCGACACTTGCCAACATATCGCCGGTTTTTTTGTGTCCGTGCATTCCTCCTGCCAGCCCCCAGGACAGCTTAACCTCCTGGGCTCCGGCCAACAGCATGTCATCGCCAACTTCTTCCAGGCCGTTGCCCATCCTGGTGACCGCGGCAATGATATCGTCAATTCCACTGGTGTCGAACCTGGCCATTTAAGACACCTCACAATCAAATATGTGATGTATATAGCCGGTATCCCGCTCATAATTGACCAGGTAATCACATGAGATCTCGTCAGTATCGAGCAACGCCCGTATTTTATCCCGGTTAGGGTCGTTCTCGGTCCTGGTGAACAGATCTACCTGCACCTTCCAGGCTCTTTCCCGCAGTGCATTATCAGCGTTCATATGATGAGCCCCATACTCAGCCCAAACTATGTAGCTGTCCGGCTGCTGGTGGGCATGGTAATGCGACACTGGTGGGCCGACCGTCAACAGCAGGTTTTTTAAATCTGACAAGGTCATAAGCAATCACCCTTTACAGTGTTACAAAATACTCTGTTTTTTCCCTTACCTTGACTTCATCCACACCGCCGTCCAATTTTTGACCGCTGATTGTATCGATCACTCCCGCCGTGTTTACGGTAGCAGTAAATGGCGTTCCTTCCAGCAAGTCAATCGCCGCTTTTACCTCTGCAGCTGTTGCGTTAATAACCGGGTCAATGCCACCTTCGATGTCTGTTACTGTAACCGCCTCGCTGAACACGCCAGATCCGTCGCCGTCTGCCGCCGCAGTAAATAAAAGGTTGATGGCGACAGTGTTGTTGAGTATAGCGGCGATATCGCTTGCTTTATTTTTCGTTGGATCGAGCGCCCCCGTTGCGTCGGTCCCCAAGGTTACAGTTATTAAGCCAGTGTCCGGGTTAATGCCGGCAGTCAGGGGTTGGCTTTCGCCGGTGCCCGCTGCGACCTCAATCGAGTACCCTTCCAACACGCCGACTTCGTTGGCCGTGATGGTTATTTCTTTATTAACTCCGGCCCCTATTTTGGCCGAGGCGGCCGTTCCGGCATCCGTGCCAAGGGTGATGGTTAATGCGCCATCCTCAAACACCGCTGTGGTTTCGGCATTTCCGCCCTCGCCCTTTTCGGTGTAGCACCAGTATTCATTAGCATACGAGCCGGTTTCGCTTGCGTTGATTGTGATTTTACCCTTTCCCGCCGGCTGGAAAATGATACCTGCGGCAACTCCTGTAACAATGGCGGGAATTGTGATCGTGTCAGCGGTGTTTGAAGTGATCTTACGCACATACTCAACGCCGTCAATAACTATTTTTATCAGCTTGTCTTTCACAATATCAGTACTCAGATTCTTGCTGGTGTCCACAAGGGTGGTCACGGTTCCCCCGGTAGCCCGGCCCCGCAGCTGGCTTCCGCCATCAACTATCTTTACGGGCCATAAATTAGCCATTACATCGCCTCCTTACGCAAGGTCATAGTCCGAATCAAGCTTTTCCAGCGTTAGGTCCATGACCGGCGGCTCAACATCTGGTGGGTACTGCACCTGCTTTATCTCGTATTGAGTACCATCTACCGGGATAGCTATGTCATGTGTGGATATGGCGTCAATCCTTGGCGCTCTTATAACCATATCCACCTTCACCTGATTCTGCATAGCGGCCCAAAAACGATTCATGCCGACCGTGCGCTCGTCATAGCGCAGAGGGCCAGCCTTTAATGTCAGGCCTTCCCGGGGCATGTCTCCGGGGTCCGCGATATTGCCGACCGAGTACACATTCACTATTCCGCTGTTAAACGTCTGGGTCAGCGTTTGCGGCTTCATAGTCGGCCACCTCCTGACTGATCTGCAGGCTCAAGAGTTCATGCAGATAGTTACCCTGAAACTCAGCAAGCGCGTTGGATCGTACATACCGGCAGTAATCAAAGAGCAGTTCCCTGGGCTTGTCCTCGATGGTGTAATCCATGGCGACACCCGCAACACTGTCAATATACTTCATACCCCGCTCAATGATTCCAGTCAGTTTGGTATCTCCTGCCGCATCAACCCAGGTGATGTCCAGGTAATTACGCACTGCATCAAGCAGTCCATCTGGCAGCGCCATGCCCTATCACCCGCCTTTACAAGTGCTGTCCGGCTTATCCTTCACTTCTTCAACCAACCGTCCGAAACGAGTTGCGTTTATCTCCTCGTATCGCTGCCGAGACAAGATAAAGACGTCGCCCTTTTTACGAGCGACGTCCTGTTTTTTATCCCGGAACGATTTTATTACTCGGGCCTTCATGGACTAGGCCACGGTGTAGGTCACCGCTACGACATAGGTTTCAACATAGTCGCCGTTGGTTACGGTGATGACAACTACGTTCTGCCCTTCGGTGAAGGTCAGCGCCGATAAGGTTGCAGCCTGACCGTTCAAGGTTGCGGTGATAACAGCGTTGTCAGTATCAATCGCAGTTGCAGCGATTGCACCGGACGCGGCATCAACCTCAGCCTCGTAGTAGTGGACATTGCTGTCAAACGCTGGGGTTATGGCATCGGCGCCAGCATTTACTGTCAACCCCGCCAATCGGGCTTCAACATACGGAGTAGCTTTAATCACTGGGAAATAAGGCTTCAGGTCGGCGATATCAATGCGCTTGAACGACACTGCATCGATCGGCCGGCCGTTGCCATACAATTTGGTCAGGTAATAGCGGTCATCCTCTAGGAATTTATAATGGTCGCTGTATTCGATTTTTCCGCCCTTGCCAGTGCCCAGGCCAAAGAAATACCGTTTGCCCAGGCCGATGATAGCTTCACCCTGGGGCACATGCACCGACTGGATCACCCGGGTCGGGAACGGGAACACGTTATTTACCCAAGTGCCGTTGACCAGGAAAGTTGTAGCCGGCATCAGCTTGGTGAAGTAATCAACCGGGTTGACGATAAATAGCACCTCGGTTACAGTGCGGACCAGTCCATTAGGACCGATAGCCAGGCTGGCAATTATCCCTCCATAGGTTGCCGGAGTGATCTCGGCCAAGGGCACAGGCACCAATAGAGGGTAGCCGGTAACGGGATCAAGCGCCCCGGCCGGGTTCCTTCTCATACCGGTGGGCTGGTCCAGTCCGTCGCCGTCGATGATGGCTTCTTCCAGGCCATTGGCAATAGCTTCACCGAGGATGGTCCTGACATAGCGATCCAACCATACCGGGCCGATTTCCAGCATTGCCTTGCACACCGGCAGGAATGCGGACAACTTCTTCTGGGTCAGGTCGATCACCTGGGTGCCCGCGGTCAATTCGGTCACAACATCATCACAGAGTTTGCTCCAGGTTGCCATGTGGCGGCCGTCCTGGGTGCTAACCAGGATCTCCACCAGTATGCCGGTATCCTGGAAGTTGATTGCATCCAGCAGAGGATGGTTCTCAACGATGTCCTCAAAGATTGCATCGATGACAGTCTTGGGCAGGGTCTCATCGATCAAAGTGATTGCCTGCTGCGGATTGCCCGACTTCATCGCCCCTATCAGGGCCTCGTAGTATTTGGTCTCCTGGCTGGTCAGGGCTCTCGATCCGCGGCCGGTGAGTATCTGATTGTCAGCCGCCTGGACCATGCCGCGCGCCTCTGCCATAACCGCTTCCTGCAGCATGTCGGTATATTCAGCAAAGGCTTCGGCAAAGGCTTCCTCGTTGCCATCCTTCATGGCCTGGTTCAGCTTATTCATGATCTGGGCTTTCTGCAGCTGTAATGCGTCAAGATTTCTCATTTACCTGTCCCTTCCTTCCTGGCGTATAAGCGCCGATAAAAATTTGATCGTCTTGTTCTCCTGGGGTTCGGGTTCTGGCTCAGGGACCGGATCCGGATCAGGTTCCGTCACCGGTTCTGCCGGCGGCTCTTGTCCCTCTTGCGCGGATAAAATTAAGCCTTTCTTTATGAGATTAAACAAAGATCTGCGGGCGTTAGCTGCGGCTTTTCCGTCTGTTCCTGCTGCGCTGATAACCGCCGTAGCGAATCCCATATCCAGGGCTTCCTGGGGAGTGAGCCAGGTTTCATTATCAAGCAAATCTTTGAGTTCCTCTTCGGTAATGCTTACAACTTCCATATAGGCGTTTACCGATGCTTGGGTTATTTTATCGAGATCCTCTGCAGCCTTCCTGAGCTCATTGGCATTTCCTGCAGCGAAGTTCCAAGCGTTATGAATCATCAACAAGGAGGCGTTATTCATTATGCGCTCGTCCCCGGCCATGAACACGACGCTTGCAGCGGAACACGCAAAGCCATCATCAAAAGTCCTGATTTTGGCCTTATGCTGTTTCAGGGTGTTATAAATAGCCAATCCTTCTGATACATGGCCCCCATACGAGTTGATATGGACATTAATCAAATCAACATCAAGATCTTTTACATCTTTGACTAGGGAGTAGCCGGACGTGTCGCTTTCAAACCACTGCCATTCAGGGCATACTATATCGCCGAAGATGTAAATATCAGATTGTTTGTCCGCGGTCACCAATGAATAATATTTCGTTGGATTCTTCATTTTTTTCACCTCCCTCCAAAGCCGCCAACAGGTCAGCAACAGTCGAATAGTTTTTAGTCATGAAATGTTGGTTGGCCCAGTCCTCCGCGATCGGTTCCTCTCCAACCAGGTCCCTGATGTCATTGATGCAGAACACGCCTGATCCGATCAGCTTGTCGATCGAGGCAGATACACTCAACAGATCCACGTGTTTTATCGCCTTGGTATCGATCTTCACATAGGTGCCTTGTTTCCACAGTTTATACCCGGACCGCTTGCGGTTGATTTCCTCATGCAGCATATCGGCCAACGGGTCAATACAGAATGTCAAAAAATTATCCAGCGCATCAGATACGCCTTGGACATCACCGCGAAGTAACGCCGGGGGAACCCCGAACGCCCTGGCTGTGAAATCAAATACATCATCAATCTGCGCCCTAATGTCCCTGGTGCTCTCGCTGCTGTACGTCTTTTGGGTGAGCTCTTTCCACTCCTGGCCGCGTCCCAGGGGCAGGGCTGCGTTGTCACCTGATAGCCACTTGCTGATTTTTTCGTTTATCAGCTTGTCAAAGGCTGTACGTTCCTCGGTTCCGGCTACCGGGATGGTTTCATATTTAAAAACGCCCTTAGTCCCCCGGGAACGCCTATAGGCCTTCATGCTGTACTGGATCAGCCTGGCATAGCTGTCATACAAGCCATTGATCAGCTGCCGCATATCAACGGAATTAAGCTGAAAATATAAAACCTCTGACTGTGTAAATGACCGATCGAAGGTGAAGTTCTTGACAGTTACCTGCGAAAATATGTCATCATACAAGGCATAGGGAGTGCAGGTGAAAGCATCTGCTATCAGCAGCTGCCCATTCTGCTCGATAACCAGGCACTCATTATAACGGTAGAGCTGGGCTATCAACTTATGCAAAAACCCGCTGCTGTTCTGATTTTTGTTCGGTTCCAGATTCCACAGGTAATATTCTCGCTCTTTAGTTTCCGTGCCATTAACAAATGTCTTGATCTCGCATTTACTGATAGCATTGGCCACCAGGTTGACTGCTGACCAGAACGCCATTTCCCGTATATAGATGTCTGCCACAAGCTCTGCATATTCTTCTGTCAATTCCCCAAGGTCACTCAGCGGTACCGGTGCCCCGCCAAGTTTTTCTTTTATCCAGGTCCAAAAACTCAATCCCTCACCCCCTTACCCGGTTATAACCGGCAAGTCCTCAAATACACTTCCGCCGGTTTCCAGTTCATCCTCGATTACCATCGAATGGACCAGCGCCATGAATGGGTCAGTCTTACGACTTTTAGCTTCAATCTTTCCGTATTCATAGTTTCCTTTGTCTTTCCCCTGGGCTCTACCGACAGGGATCTTCTTGGCATTATTCGTGGCCCACCTCAACAGCGGGTTATCATCCCAAGAGAAATACTGCTGCGTAAAGCAGCTGCTGATCACCGGCTCTGTTTTCATGATGTCCGATGGCCTCACGAGCTTTATGTTTTTTCTTTCGGTGGCGTCAAAGCCTATCTTGTTCAGAGATTTGGCCAGCAAAGCATAGCGGAAGTTGTCCAAAGCTAGCTTGATCAGGTTGTATTTTGTCATCTGTTCGGCGATGTATTCAGTCAGCAGATCTGGATTGATTTCTACATCGTCAACCAATGTCAGGTATCCTTCATCCGCCCATTGCCGCCAGGGTATTTTAAGCCGGGGAATGTCAAGGGATTTTAAACACAACCAAGAGTGGTTTATGTCGTATCGCCAGTCACCCTCTCGAAAGTGGATGTTGACAGATGCCAGGTCGGTTACCTTGGTATAGTCAATCCCAACCGTAGCACTCCGACCGGTCAGGTCAGGCAGCGGCTTTTTGGTAGCCAGGATATTAGCCCATTCAGTAACGATGATTTCCCGGTTCTGTTTAGGCCAGTTCAGTCGCTTGGTGTAAAACTCCTCTTCCATAGCCGGCCGGTATTTCATCTCTATAAACTGCTGCTCCATCTCCAGTTGCAGGGTGGGCAGGTATTTCAAGGACGGATTAGCCTTGTGCCACATGGCCGGGTCTTTTGCCTCTTCTTCCTCATCGATCCGGTACACGAGCGGCAGCCATCGAAGATCTTTTATGATCCCTTTCAAAATATCGCCGGCAATGGCCAGCATATCGTCAAGTACACCTTCCCGGACATCTCCATTAGTGGTAATGTAAAAAGCCCTGGAATGCTTACGCTTTCCAAAGCCTGATGTAAATCTTTTTATTTGTTCGTAATCTTCGTATTGGTGCACTTCATCAAAGACCAGGCAGCCGGTTCGCTTGGAGTCCTTAGTCTTTGCGTTTGATGTGTTGAACTTGATGTACGAGTTTGTACGAAAATTTATTATGATTTCCTTGGTTTTATAGAAAAATTTCTTAGACTTGGCCCAGGTCCGTTCCAACACATCATAGATATCCAAAAAAGATGTCTTGGCCTGGTCCTCAGCGTTGGCCACGATGTCGATGTTATAGCCTTTGATTCCGTGATAGTGAGTGGTCAGGTACCAGCAAATAGGACTGATAAATCCATTCTTGCCGTTCCCTCTGCCCTCCATGATGAAAATGACGCTGAATACCACCGTATCATCCGACTTATAAAAGCAATGGATGCAGGCGGTTACAAAAAGCTCCCAATCGAACAGCTTGATTTCAAAGTACCGCTCCATGAGTTCCACGGCTTTATCAATTGCTGCGGTATCTATAAACACATCGGGATCACTGAGCTTATCTTCAACATAATCCATGGCCAGGCGGATATCTTCGCCGGCAATTATGGATTCGTCCCGGACCCCATCCATATAGCTATCTATATACGGGTGGTAATCACATTTCCTCGTCGTCACTGAGATCACCGCCACCCTTGGACGGCTTCAATCCCAACTCGCTCAGTATTTTCAGCATCTGGGCGTTGGTCTTGTTAAGCTCTGCAATGCTATCATTCTTTTTATAGCCAAACTGGTTGCCGCCGTTGTCCCAGCGGACGGTGACGCCGCGTTTTCTGATGTCAGCAATAAGCTGATTTTTTATAGTCCACAGGCTCATGTAATCCTTGATGAGGTCAAGGTAATGATTGCCGTATGCTCCGTTGCGTTCAAGCTGATTTATCAGATCAAGTTCGATGTCTAGTTTTTTTGGTCGTCGTGCTGCCATTACCCTACCCTCCCATCATGTGGTTTTTGAAAAAATCTCTCTTGTCTGAGAACCCTTCCGGTCGGAGTTCCCTTTTTTAATTTGCGTTTTTTTCTTGCCGGGGGTACCCTACCATCTTTCTTTTGTCAGCGGTTTGGGCTTTTCCTTCTGTCGGTGATCGTGCGCCTGCTCATGACAAGCATGGCAAAGTGGCACCAAGTTCTGCTGTTCATACCCCTGACCGTCAGTATATGTCTTGCTCAGTGCCAGCTCGGGATATCGCTTAACATGCCGAACATGATGCACCGTATTTGCTTTAGTGTAATATCCTCTGGCCTTGCAGTGCTGGCATTCATACTTGTATTCAGCCAACACCTCGGCCCGCAGTCTTTCCCAGGCTGACGATCTGTAGAATTCGTGCAACTGGCCTGGTTGAACATTGGTAATCATAGTACGGCCCCACCCCACCGCTCCACTATGTACATCCCCAGCCCAGCCGGCAGCGCCCCATAGAGTCAACCACATACGACAACAACAATGGTCCGGCCGGGCTTACCTCGACAAACAAAAAGCCCGGCAGTAGCCGGGCTGTGACACCATAAGAAATAGCCGCCTCCATTTGGAGACAGCTATACTCAGAGTATCACGCAATGTCAAAAATTTGTCAAGAACTTTTTTCATGTGTCTAATAAATTGCCGTCGATCCTGACCGCTTTAGGAGGCTTTCTCCGCCTCCGGCCTTTGCTCTGGCTCTGGTATACAGCATGTCCCCGATGGTAGCAGCGGGCCTTAACCTCTTCTGGCGGATCGGGCTTAGGCTTGGACGGATCAGCCCATATCCCCAGAATCAGCTGTCCGCATTCCGGACATTTATGTGCATTAGTTTTTCTTCTCACGCTTAGTCTTACCCCTCTCCCCATACATCTGCAGCCACTTACACATGCCATCTATCTGTTTCTCCGGGTCCGCGCAACCCTTGTGCTTAATGGCCTTCTTGCTCATCTCCCTGCCCTGCAGCCAGCAGTAGGCCACCGGCTGGGGTGTTTTGGGTTTCATGGCTCCGTGGGCTCCGTGTCCCCCGGCCTCTCCACTTCGGCCAGTGCTTGCACTAATATGTGTTGTATAGTTGGCTGTGTCCGCAAATATGCCACCGCCCCCCTCGCCGCATCCACAACCGCACACAGTTTGGCGTTTTCGGCCTCTAGGTAATGGACAGCTTCTATGGCCTCATCTAACCCTCCGGTTATAGATGTGACCATCAACCGCAACCGATCAACCTCGGCCTGCAGTCTCTGGAAACGCTCGTGGTCATCTTCGCCTGCACATCTCATGCATCCCTCAATTAATCTGTCTAATTTGGCCTCGGCCTTGATTGCCCGCTCAATGGCATGGGGCCAACCTTCACGGGCTTCTGCGATAAATTCCGCATCCTCTTTAGATAAAGTGCTTTCAGTGCAACACCCACACCCTGTTTCAAATACCGGCTCAACTCCGGTATTTTCTTCGCCATTCCACGGCGGAGGCGTGGCCTTGTTGCAAATCTCCATATCCTTCGCTAAATCCCTCATCTACTCGCCCTCCTTCTTTGACTCAAAATAACTGCAATAATCATCTAAAAAGGTTTCATGCTGATACTCTCCATCGCTATGATATGCACAAAATAATTTGTTTGTATGTTCGCTTTCTACAAGGTTTTGGCAGTTTTGACATTTGTACGTTCCTTCCGTGTCCGTTGCCCATCTAAGATGCTTTTTCAACCGTTCTACCTCGGCCTCCTTGTCATCATTAATTTTCATCCTAATCTTCCCCGACAGTGAATGATAACCCTCAGTAATCAATAGGGATATTGCAACACTAGTTTTTATCCCTAACGTCTCCTTCACGTTTTTTATAGCTTCAACTATATGATTCTCTGCTGAAAATACATATTTTTTCATCTCTCGCCCTCCTCTTTTTTATTGGAACCCGGCCCCCGGAATCGAACCTGGGGATACCAGCTTGTGCGTCACTGGCATGGTGCCCAGCCCGCCGGATATAAACTGACCTACTCTGGTGCGTCCAGCCGTTTATTTAGTCGGCACAGCCCACACCAGGTGGCGCCGAGAATAAAACCCACTCCCAGCGACATCCAGATGGCAATAATCAAAATAAATACGCTCATCTCATGTATCCCTTCCGCCGCAGCTTGGCCTCGTGCTCGGTGACAAACTTAGGTATGTTCAAGTTGTACTCCAGTCTCTGTATCTCTACCAGTGTCATCGCCGTCTGCGCCAAGTCTAACGCCTCTCTGACGGCGTTGATTGGGTCTTGGTTGGCTATGGCCTCTCTGACCTCGTCGAACTCCTCAGTAATCTTTACCAGTTGGCTCTCCGCCGTCCAGTCGGGCTGAATTATCAAATCTGGCAGTCTGATATTCACTAAATCAACTCCTCAATCTTGATATAGATCCCGGGCACGTCAGCCCAAAACTTTTCGATTATCTCACTGGCTACCAGGGCATCGTCCGTCCAGTACCCCAGATCCGTACACACATCCTTTAGCAGCTTCTGTAGATTATCGGTGTCGGGCTTGGTGATCCGGTATTCTCCGTCCTTATGCTTGCCAGTGATCGGGAAACACCACTTAGTTATTAGTCGGATTCCACCTGTATACTTTTGGTTTGGTACGTGCTGGCCTAAGTAAGCCACGAGCTTTGACCGGGCCGCTTTAAGCTCTGCCGGCTCATAAAACGTCTTAGTATTCCAGTTGACTTGTTTTTCCTGGTGCGTAGTGGTTGGCGGGACCATGGCAACAAAAAATTCAGTTGTCTGTGGGTACGGTACTTTACATTGCATGTCCCCGTCACATCTGGAACAAACTTCTTCCCAGTAATCTTTTTGGTGGATGCAGCTCATTACTTTTGTCATTTACTTGACCACCCTCAGAGTAGTCTCTGCCGGAAACAATGTTGCTGGGCCGGTGATACTGTCCCAATCAATCCCCTCATCCAGTAGGTCTGGAATAGGTGCCCGGGTAGTGTTCCAATTCATCCCCAGCTTTTCAACCATGTTGATCCAGTCATTAATTTCGTGGTCAACCATCTTCCCATCTGTACCGATATGCCGGAGTTCATGATAAATAAGAGCGTAGATCTGCTCCCGGCTCATGTTGATGATATTGAATTTATAAATCTCCATCATGTAGTCGAAGTGCCGTCCGGTGATCTGGTATATGATGTCGTCCCACTTCTCTGGCACCTTGCTGATCTGGGCGAAGATTGTTTTGCCAGCTTTTTTCTTTGTGCTGACTTGATCTTCAACAAATAAAATATTGTTCACCACCACATGGCTGATCTCGTCAAACTTTTTCACCAGGGCCTGGGCGATCGGACGGTATGATTCTTTAATAAAATATTTTCCACTGAATGATTCCACTTGAATTAATTTAGTTTCTGCCATTTTTGTTTACCTCCTAAATTTTTCCTTATTGCCGTTTGTTAAATTTCTCTTAGTCACAGTTAGGGGAAGGAGGTCGTCGTGCGAAAGCTAACGCACGACTACTTCCCCTGTGACCCTCGCGAGAGGGAAGAAAATAAATGTTTATTTATAAGTGTTTTTTTCCTTCCCTTTTTCCCTCGGAAGAAAATAACTGAAAACATGTTTTTTTCCTTCCTTTTTTCTCGATTTTTACTAACAATAATTTCCTTTTGCAATCGGGAAGAAAATAACTTGATTTATGTTTTTTTCTTCCCTTTTTCCCTGTTAAGGAAATCGGGAAATTTTATGTTTATTTCCCTTTTTCCCTGATGACTTTTCCGTTTTTGATTACAAATTCGCCATGGGTTTCTACTCTGTTTCGGGCAGTTTTTTCTACCACACCCATGTACTCAGCCATACTTTTTAGAGTAACTTCACCTTCAAAAGTACATGCCTCATATGCAACCTCGACTGAAATTTTCCGTTCTTTTGCCCTGGCTTCTTTCGGTTTCCGCTTTTCCATGGCCCGCTGCCAGGGCGCCTTGTCGCCTTCACTCACCTGATCCTTAAGCAGCCCGACTGTGTCTACCTGGTGAGTTGGGTAGTCGAACCAAAGGTCTACCGGCTTGAACTTCGGGAACTCGCGCAGGGTTCCGTCTATCCGCCAGGCGGTCCGCTGTTCTACCTTCTGCCGGGCCGCGTATACATCCTTGAGCATATCCCGGTATAGATCAGTCCCCAGCAGTTTGTCACACACTGGCAGCATCTCTTTTTCAGAGCACCGGGCATCCTGGGAGACTTCATCGTCCCAGTTCGGCACATACTTACTCAGCCAGGATTCAGCAACCTTGCAGACTGCGTTATTCTCCAGCTGTTTAATTAGATCATTAGGCAGGTCCAACTCAATCAGGTCCAGGAGCACGTCCGGATCCCGGGCAAACACCCCGGACCCGCTGGCCCGATCCATCGATCTCTTTTGACCCTGCTGGCCTTTAGAATGATGGTGGCAGTAAATCACCGCGGCTCCGAGCTCGGTGCATACCCGGTCAAACTCATTACAGAACTTGGCCATCTGATCGGCACTGTTCTCATCGCCGGTGATTACCTTGTATATAGGGTCTATGATGATAGCAATATAATTTCGCTTGGCGGCCCTCCTGATCAGCTTAGGAGCCAGCTTATCCATCGGGATTGACTTCCCTCTCAGGTTCCAGATGTCAATATTTTTTATATTTGCCGGCTGCCATTGCAGGTCTGTGTACACATCCTTAAAACGATGTAAGCAGCTGGCCCGATCCAGCTCCAGGTTAACGTACATCACTTTGCCCTGGGCACATGGCCAACTGAACCATGGCCGACCCTCAGCAATGGCACAGGCCAGCTGGATCAAGGCATATGACTTTCCCGCCTTGGAAGGCCCGGCCAGCAGCATCTTATGCCCCTGGCGGAGCACTCCCTCGATCAGAGGCGGTGCCAAGTCCGGCAGGTTATCCCAGACGCTGGCCATCGACTCCGGCTCGGGCAGATCATCATTAATCCCCTCAATCCACTCCTGCCATTCCCGCCAGTCAGCCTTGCCGATGTTGGTATCAACTAAAAACTGCTTTTGACCGTTCCGCATGACGCCAGGCATACGACTGAGCCGGCTCGGGTTCCGGTTCTGGCTATCCACCTTAAGCCCGTTTTTGCGACAGACGTTATATAAGTAGTCCACCCGCTTTCGGTACTCGTCGTAGGTGTCGGCATCGATGCGGACAATGGCATGGAGGCTCTTTTTGCCACTGTGCACCAGGCAGGCCACCGGGAGTTCCAGTTCTCTGATGATGGCGTTCTGCTTGTCGATTTCCATGTCGTCCGATTCGACCAGGGAGTACCTAAATTCTGTGACATTCTCGTTTTTGCAGCCGGTCCCATCGAGCGGGTTAAATCTGATCCACGCCCCTACCTCAGGTTTATAGTCACCTAGTACCGAGCCTATATCGCCTTTACATTGGTTCAATTGCTGGATAAGCTCCCCGGCCGTCCGGTCCCAGCACCCCTTGGTGGGCAAGTGCTTGCCGTCCTTCTCCCAACTGTCACAGACATAGCCCACATTATCGCTGGCCTCAAATAGAGTTGATAGGTACTTAGTCAGCTGCTCGACCGGGTTCCAGTCGGCGGGCTCAATGACCTCTTGCTCCTCCACCCAATACTTGTCGATAATGACCAGATCGTCCTTGCCACCGATGATAGCATCCCAGGCCAGCTCCATGCCCCCGTCGTAGCGTTCCGGCTCCCAGCCCTGATCCCTAGCTAGAGCTACCAGGGTGCCAGACGTAACAGGCGTGGAAGAACCGTGGAAACTCCCCCACTTTCTGAAACACTCTCCCTGGTGATAACGCCCGGCATCCCGCTTGCTCCAATTGTCCCAGTCAGCAGCGGTATGCCCCGCCTCATGCAGGGCCATTCCGACTGAGACCCACTCCTGGTAGTCCAGCAGTGCTGGATTGATATGCTCCAGTAATTCGAGTGCCGTTAAGGCCACTATCTAACCACCTCTCTCAGCCAACCATCCAGGTTATCCTGCTTAGGCTCCGGCTTATAGATATTCGGGCTGATGCCATGCGGAATCTTCCAGCCATTGCCCGCAATCCTGTCAATCATTCTCTTGGCATCATCAAACTGCCAGGTCCCCACATGCTGGAACCCTCGGCCCTCCAAAAACCTAATTTGTTTAGGTGTAGTAAGCCCTTCCATGCGTCTCATAGCCAGTCGGTCAAGCAATTTGCCAGCTTTACCTGCACTCTCGATCTGGTCCGGGAATATACCTAGCTTCTCTAAGGTTTTAATTTGATTGTCTGATGGCGGGCCCATTTCCCAGCCGAAACTCGGCACATACCCAGCCAGATCCTCAGCCTGGATTGACATTTCAAATTGCAAGGGGTCCACTAACTTGCGCTTCCGGTTCCGCATTTCCCTGAGCTGGTTAGCCAGAGCTTCCTCCCGGGCGCTTACCACGTCACTGGCCGCCTGGGCCTCAGCCTCCTGGATGTCCACCGGACAGCCATCTTCCATATTCTTGGTCATAATCTCAGCCACCTCAGGAGACTCACATATAAGGTGGGCTGGATGGCACAGCTCATGGCGGGTAGTGTGCCAGAGGAAGTCCAGCAGGAGCAGATTATCTTTATCCGGACAAAGCCTGGTCCCCCGGCCCACCATCTGGCAGTATAATGATCTAATCTTGGTCGGCCTGAGCACCACAATGCAGTCCACCGATGGACAGTCCCAGCCCTCGGTATTGCCCATCACTGTGACATAGCCATTTCTACGAGTAATGATATTTTTACTACTTGTCCGAACACACCAAACTTCTTGATGTTCGCGGGATTCAACGATCGGGGTTTTACACGAAATATTAAGGTGTCTACCTTTAATCATCCTTAATCCCCATTGATCATTATGTTTGGGATTTCTTGCAGGTCTCGGTATCATATTGCATCTCCATCCCCTAGTAGGACCGATGGTACACAGGAGGTTAATCCATTCTTTTTTTGTGTCGTTCATCATAATAGAAGAAGGCATTCCGTTTTTAGCCTGATCATGCCATCCATCCCCATACCAATATCCTTCAACCAAGGCGTCAAACTGCTGTTCATTAAGTCCCCAAAAGAGGTCTGTCCCGTTTTTTTCTAAATACGGCTCTAGTCTAAATACGCCATTCTTTTTTTGTGAACCGCTGCCAGTGCCTCTGGGCAGGCTCCATAGTATTGCCTCAACTCCACTGGTACGATGCTTGCGGATTACGTCAAAATTAAGTCGTTTCAACAATGCATCAATCCACTGCACTATATATGGATAATGGGGGCTTTGACAAAGTACGTATTCTACTCCGCCCGACTGCAGCTTTGTTCTAGTTCCATCTGCTATCCAGAATCCAATAAAACGGCAATCATCAAGAGTTAGATCCTTGGGTTGGGTATAAAAAAGCCCTCTTTGCTCCTCTTTTCGTCTTTGAGCTTCTTTATAGGATGTTTCTGTATCACAACCAGTTGACTTTCGAATATCATGAGCAGTTTTCACGATTTGCCGATGTGTTATATCGGGCCATTCAGGTTGATCAATTTTTATATCAAATGGTTCTGCGACACCGAAGGCTGGTAACAAATGACCATTACGGAGATGGTCAGCGCTAATCTTTTTCCATGACCTATTCCCTTCACCACAACTAACAATCATTCGGTGAGTATTAGTAACACTTAAATTAATAGTTCTGGATTCTATGGATACCATGTGTTCATCGAGTCCAAGCGGACGCTTGACTATTTCCTTTGGTTCCTCGAAAAATACTGTTCCGTCCATGTTCCAGTTAGCTACCTTATGCTGCATTGTAATTTCGTCATGCTTTACAAAACCTTTATCTGTCAGGATTTCCGTTTGCATATCAAGGCATAGGAGCATGGAATTACAGAGCACATCATAGCGTCCCGCGTCGAAGTCTCTCAGCACCTGGGCGCGGTCCTGGCTCTCACCGTTGACCTCAGCGGCCCTAAATCCTTTGCTTTCCAAGATGTCTCTGAACTTTTGGCTAGTCTTGATCAGCGGCAAGAATACTACTGTCTTACGATCCATGCAATACTTAGCCATCTCATCGGCTATTTGGTATAGGTATGGATCCAAGGCAGTCCCCAGGTCGGAAGTTTTGAAGTCGCCGGCCTGCTGGCCAACTGCGGATAAGTCTAGTTTGAGAGGTATGGTCTGGGCTTTGATCTTACATAGATAGCCATCTTTTATAGCCTTGGGCAGACTGTACTGATACGCCAGGCTCTCGAAATACTCTCCCAGGTTGCGCATATCACCCCTGTCGGCTGTAGCTGTAACCCCTAAGACCTTGGCCTGGTTGAAGTGCCCCAGCACCCGCTGATAGCTATCAGCCAGGCAGTGGTGGGCCTCATCAACGATAATCGTATTAAAATAATCCAGTGGAAATTGTGCCAATCGTTTCTCCCGCATGAGAGTTTGAACTGATCCAACCACCACGCGGTACCAGCTGTTTAAACAGCTGTCTTCTGCTTTTTCGACCGCACAGCCTAATCCGGTAGCTTGGGCCATCTTGTCGGCGGCCTGTTCCAGCAACTCTCCCCGGTGGGCGAGTATCAAAACCCGCTCACCATCCCGGACACAATCCTCGGTCAGTTTGCTGAATACTATCGTCTTGCCGGTCCCGGTCGGCAGGACCAGCAGAGTCTTCTGTACCCCGCTGGCCCACTGGCCTTGTATGGCCTCTTTGGCTTGTACTTGATAAGGTCTGAGCTCCATAAGCTAAAAGGCTCCTGGAGTAAATGTGGGAGCTTGGGCAGGCGGCTCATAGTTGTAAAACTTTTGTATCTTGTTGTTCTTCATTTCCTTCCCCTCCTTATTTCCGATCCAGGTGTCAATGACGACTTTGCACCGGCCCTTGGAGCCGACCACCTTGTTCCAGTTCATGGTCATCTTTTCCCCGTGTTTACGTTGGCCAATCGAGTTAAAAAACGCGCAAAGGAGCCCCTCTGTTTTGGTATGCAAGAATAGGTTGTGGTCCAGGGTCGTGGTCCCCTCCGGGCCCGTCAGCTTGATTTTAAGTATTGCCTTGTTACAAGCGGGTAACTTATCGCTGCCAGTGTGTCGGCCGCGCTCAAAACCTAAAACCTCAAAATCATAATCACCTTCCGGCAAGATAGTAAAATCCGGACCGTCGTTCTCGATGGGATCGTCCCACCCTAGTTCTCTGCCGACTTCTTCTGCCATAGTAAATAAATCCTCCTTATAATTTAATAGGGTATGTTATTGAGTTCTTTGATCATTCCTAAAACCTGGGGCCATGCCCCAACCAGTACACCAGATACAAAGTTAGGGTCGTATTTATCAATCGGGGTATCGGCTGGATAGTAACCGCGGCTGGCTACCGCCCGCTGGATCTCTTGTTCCGTCACGCTGTGTTCTTTCATCAGGTCATATAACGGTCTGGGGATGTTTGTGGGGATAGATATATCCGACCAATCCGCCTGGGGCTTCTCCGGAACAGACTCCGATTGACTGACCATCTGCTCAAACTGCTGCTCAAGTGTCTCCTGTTGGGGTGGCTCCGTCTTCGGTGGTTGGGATGCCGTCGGTTGCCTAGTCCGAGTAATTATACAGTGCCGAATCTCATCAAAATCCAGTGGTAACTCCTCCAACAGGTCATGCCGGTTCTTGGCGTCCCAACAGGGGTGGTGGGTGGTATACATGACCCGCTTCCCGCCCTGAGCCTTCTTTTTACCATTTACGTCGACCACATAAGTTTGGTAGTTTGCAAACAGCACCATATCGGCCCACTCTTTTAGCAGCGGATAAACTTTCTTTTCTAGCTTCATTTCCCACCGATCATAGGCCCCCATCTCGTCTGGTTGTTCAAACTTACGCATCGTTGCGTGTGCCACCAGGACTACATTGGTCCCCTGGTCCACCAGGTCGCTGAGTTCATTGAGAAACCGGCCGAACTCTTCCGCCAGGTATGTGTACCCCCTGCCGTATCCAAAATCCTCAATCCCCTTTTTCTGAGCCTTGGCACATATCTCGGCCATACATAACTGCTCCGCCCAGTCCACAGTATCAATGACGAGTGTGTCACATGCAAAAGGATTATCTTTGAAATACTTAACTTGTTCTAATAACATGGTCCAACTGGTGGGCTTAGGTGTCCTGGCCACGTCCATATGCTTAGTGCTCCCCTCGGTATCGATAAAAACGGGGTTCGGGAACTTGCTGGCAAAGAATGATTTCCCTATGCCCTCAACGCCATACAAACAAATTTTTTGAGCTCCCTTAATTGGCCCTCGAGAGATTTCCATTTTAAAACTCACCTGCTTTCCATTTCGGCTCCTCTACCACCGGGTTTTCAGCACCTTTTACGTAACCGTCTTCAATAATGATCTCGCATTCTGGCCCCGTACTGACCCGGGTGGCTATCACCTGGAGTCCTTCCTGCTCCAGCCAGTGACCGAACTCCTTCATGGTGTCTATATCCATTTGTTCTAATTTATCGAGCAATACGAACCCGCATTTGGGATTGAGCCGGCGGACTATTGCGACTGCCACCTTCAACTGATCAGATCCGGACATGTTGTCCCACCGTTGGCCGTTGTAAGTTAACTCACCCTCGACCACACTCAGCCCCGGCAGCGGTAAGTCGGCACCGTTCAGTAAGGCCGTTTTGGTTTTCCGTATATGCTCCAGTTCAACCGTCAGGGTATTGTACTGGTCGGTGTAGTCCAGGGCGTCGGCCTCGGCTTTGTCCTTGTCCAGGTTGGCCCGGACCTTGCGGTTAATCTCTTCGATATTATTGATACTGGATTCCAATTCGGCAGTTGACTGGTCCTGTAGATCGGAAACAGTTTTATTGGCGATCACAAGATCATTTTGGATACATTCTCTTTCGCCCCTTAGTTTCAGTAACTGATTTTCAATCTCTTCGATCTGCTTGTTGACTTGTACCCATTTGTCTTGCAGGCTTATTAGGTTCTGTCGCTTCCGCTGGTTCTCCCCATTTTGTGCCAGTATGTCCTGCTGCTGTTTGATGAGTTCCGATGCTGACACCGGTTCCTTGGGTGCGTCCGGGTAATATGGTTGCTCGGCCGCGAATTTTTTCTTCTGGTCAGCGATCTGCCCGATGGTGGTCCGCCGGTTGTAGACTTCCTTTTCTTTCTGCTCCAGTTGGTACAGTTGCTCTCCCACCCCGATGATCTGGAGCAGGGTATTGGCCTTATCCTTGCTGTTGGCCACCATGAATTTAGGCAGGTCCAGGGCGAGTTGCTCGACGAACTCGTTCAGCAGTTGCTGTCCGCCTTTGTTGCCGTTGGGATCGATGACCTTCAGGCTGGAGTTTTTGCCCGACCGCTCTACCACTAGACCATTGTTCATTACTATATGGAGATGCGGCGGGATGACCGACCCCTGCCGCTGGGCCTCCGACGGGCGGAACTTGTCCCCGCCCAGAGCCCAGGCGATGGAATCCAATACAGAGGTTTTGCCCTGGTTATTCCGGCCACCTACCACAGTAAGACCGTTAGCGGTGGGCTCGATCTTAACGGCCTTGACCCGCTTGACGTTTTCAATTTCTAGTTTGTTTATCTTGATGCTCAATTCTGTACCTCCTTCAATTCTTTGACCCGAACCGTCTTATACCCGTACTGGGCCTTTATGCCCTCCGGCGTCGGCTTGCCGTGGAAGTAATCCCCGATGGCAAACCGCACTCTCACATGGTCGCCCCAGAGTTCGATGACCTCACCGGGCGTCTCGCCGCCGCCGGTGCGGGGGACCAGGACCTTAGTGCCTATCTGCATTGGTTGTTCTCCTCCATTCCGACATAAACGCCATGACGTCGGGTATCTTCCCCGGGCGCATATCCGCCACCCGCACCAAGTCCCCCAAGAACCTCCGCATCACCTGGCACTGGTCCGGTGTCAGCGCGTCCTCCATCGGACAGCTGCCGGGACGGATGGCTTCACGGTTCGATGGCAGCCCTCTATCTCGTCTCCAGGCGTAGACCGCCGCGCGGGTAACTCCCAGACGTTCTGCTATTTGGGTATCATATAATCCCTGTTTGTATAGGCCCATCTTGCTCTCGGCTTTCTTAACTGCCCAGTTGGCCTTTAGTCCATGGTTCTTACGCCACAGGTGGATAGCGTTACCGGTTACGCCCTGCAGCTTACCTATCTGTCTGTCACTAAGTCCCTGCTTGTATAACTCCATCCTGTCCACCTACAGCACCCCCGGTATCACGCTGAACACAATCCAGTCCAGAACCGCGTAGGCACCGAAACAGACCCCCAGGAACCCCAATATCAAGATGTAGGGCATGGCTCTATCTATCATTGATGGTTTCAACCTCTGCCGCTCCACCTCAGTCAGCGGTGGCCGGCAGGCGGCCTGCATTCGCTCATACTCCGCCTCAAATTGGCGGCGCTGGTACTCCTCTAAGCCTGCTTTAATCTCTTGTCTGCTCTCCTCGCTCGACCGGTACTGTAATATCCGTGCCATCGTATATCCTCCTTTTTAAACCTTGTCAAAACCTACCCCATATAGGCTTTTGTGACTGTTGCGGTACCTGTACTCCAACCGGCAGGCTGTGCGGTATAACTTGGCCCTTTTCATAGTGTTGTTTTCCGCATTTATCCACTTCATGATTGCTATTGCTTGCGGGTTGTAAAATGATTCATAATGAGGAGCCTTCTCGTCGCCCTTCATCGTATATCCTCCTTTTCAGTAATTTGTAAACTGACCCAATCGTCAGCCCGTACATGGCTCCGATACTGGTTAGGGTGTACCCCTGCTTCCGCAGTGACCTCATGTGCTGGACCGTAGCGTCGGAATATCTGAGCATGGGCTTGGTGGTGTCTACCTGGAGCCCGCCGACATTCAGAGCGTGTTCTGCGTCCACCCCGGTCTCCATGGCCAGCAATAAGGCCAGGTAGTTGTAGGTTCGTGACTGGTCTGCGTAGTGGTCAACCATCGGCATCACTCCCAGCATACGAAGCAGCCCGCGGTGCACTGGGCGATGCAGGCTTGGCCATTGTTGAAGTGCTCGGGCAGTACCCAGGCCACGCCGCCGCACACCGGGCAGCGGGTGTCTACTCTTATGTCGCCCGGCTTCATGATCGCCCGGGCGTTGTCTATCATCTGGTGTACCTTGTGGTAGTCGATATCGTGGAGTGTGACTCTTGCGGATCTGGATGGTATCGTCATGAGTGCCATGTTTTTACCTCCTATAAGTCAATTGAATACTCGTACCAATTAAGTCCGTTCCTGGTCTGCACTAACCGGATATAAATAGTGCCGTTTCCGTGCTTGTCCCTGATTAAATCTAGTGCTGTGTCTATGTCCGGCGCCCATACTCGGCCTTGTTGGATTAACATTCAAATAGATTTAGCATCTCGTGCTTATTGGTTGCGTTTCTCAGGTTGGCCGCTGCCACCCGATAGTAGGATTCCTTTAGCTCGATACCCACGAATCTACGCCCCAATTCCAGTGCCCGGTATCCCTCTGATCCGATGCCCGCAAAAGGGCTTAGCACAATATCGCCTGGATTAGTCCATAGCTGTAGTGCTCGCTCGATTACCTGGAGTTGTAGCGGGCAGATATGCCGCTCATCTTCTTCTTCGCGGGCTGATTCTTTTTGTAGGGTGTCGGATTGGTTGATGTCGGTCCAGATTGGTGACGCATATCGTTGCCAAATATCGATACTGCGTTTAGTGGTGTTACTGGTTGGTTCCGGCGGTTCGTCGCCGGCATAATAAGTCAGCGGTCCCTCCACTCTCTCGGGATTGACGCCCGGCTTACGCATGGTTACTAGGTAGTCCGGTATCCCCTGGCGGCTCATGGCGCTGTCCTTTAATAATTGTTTATGGAGTAGCCCTAATGCCTTTGTCCTTTGCATGGCTACGACGGGATCTTTCCATATACAGACTTCGGAATGATATATCCATCCGGCATCTTGAAATTCACGGATTAGTTCCCCTCGAAAGTCCCGTATGCCGATATAGCCGTTATTCTGTTTACTGGTTGGTAGGTTCATGCAGTGGAATGACAGCAGTCGCCCTGGCATGGTGACCCGGTATAACTCATGGATTAAGAACATGAAATGCTGGTGGAAATCATCGTGATCAGTGCAATTTCCCATGTCGCGGGGAGAGTTGGAGTAGGTATATAGGGATTCAAATGGTGGGGAGAAAATAGTATAGTGGATAGAATTGTCGGGGATACCCTGGATTACCTCGACGCAATCCCCATTATAGAGACTAAATTTATCCGTGATGGTCTGGTCCAATACCTTGATCACGCTACATCACTCCTTAACCAAGATGGGATTATCATTGGTTTGGTTGGGTTATACTCGGTTACTTCTTGGATGGTCGCCCGTACGTTGCGGCGGGTGATGTCTCGGGTATATTCGACCATCGCCCGGATCATGGCGTCGGCGTCCCGCTCTTTGCGTTCAATGTTGGCCTTAACTGCCCCTTCTAGGTCCGATGTAATGATATAAACATCGACCGGATTCTCCTGCCCGAATCGCCAGCACCGTCTTACCGCCTGATAATACTGCTCAAAGCTATGGGATAACCCAACAAAGGCCATCTGGTTGCATATCTGGAAGTTAAGCCCGAATCCGAATATAGAAGGTTTGCTCACTAATACCCGAATATCACCGTTGGCAAATCCTAGTGCGGTTTTTTCCTTATGTTCGTTGCTATCGCTACCTTTAACTTCTACCGCGCCCGGAATGGCCTTTTTCAGCGCATCCGATTCGCTGTTCAAGTTGCACCATACCAGGAATGACTTGTCCGTATTGTTTACCATATCTGCACACGCGGCGACCCTGTCCATTAAGGTCTGCCTAGCTGCCGCCCTTTGCTCAGCTAATCCAACCGCCTCGACTGTGAATAGTGCCCCGTCTAACGGTTGGCCGCTATCGATCATCACTTCATGGACAGTCAACTCCGGAAGGTTAAACTTGCCATCTTTATATCCAAGGTCTGACGGTTTAGTCACTACTGCCGCCCAACTTGCCACCCACTCCCAGAATCGCTTTTGAGCATGGCCTTTTAACCGCCATTTACTGGTGTCGCTGCCGTCATGGGTAAAGAACATGGCCAGCATCTCTGGCCGTTTCATTACCCCGAGAAATTCTGCTTGTGTCCCAAGCTCCATATAGTCATTGGGGGCCGGGGTTGCTGTGGCCGATAACCTGAAAGGAGTATTAGAGAAGGATTCCGTGATCTGTTGGCGGAGCTTACCATCAAAGGATTTAAGTATTGATGATTCATCAATAACCACGCCTCCAAATGACTCCGCATCGAAGTGCCCGAGCATCTCGTAATTGGTTATGTTCACTCCTGTCTTTACGTCGGATTGTTTACGGCAGGCATTAACCGTGACGCCCAACTTGGCAGCCTCCCGAACTGTCTGCGTCGATACCGCCAGCGGTGCCAATATTAAGACGTTGCCGCCGGTGTGCTCATGGACCTTTTGTGCCCATTCAACCTGCATAAAGGTTTTACCCAATCCGGTACTGGCGAATAGTGCCGCCCGCCCCTTTTTGAGGCTCCACCATACCAGGTCTTTTTGAAAATCAAATAATAATGGGTTTAGACTATTGCGGTCGATGTTTATACCTGTTGATTTGTGGGTGATTCGTTTGTTTTGTAGGTATTCCTGATAATCCATAATTAATTCCCTGCCTTACCTGTGGATTCATAATTGAGGAATATTTTTCCGCGAATGGTTAAAAAAAAGATGGTATAATACCATTAGGTTTTAGTGTTTAGGCCGCTTTGGGCGGTCTTTTTTTATAACGAGACATAACGTATAACTCCGTACTCATTCCGATACTTAATAAGCCCATACTTAAATCTCTTTTGCAGTTTTTCTCTAGCTTCATGGATATCAATGGCGGTGCAGGTTCCCAGCTTGTCGCCCTGGTAATTTGTAGCCGTGAATCGTTTTTTCATTTCTTCACCTCCCTTCTAATTTTTTGTTTTGTTGCTAAACAAATCGCCAATAGAGCATCCAAAAATGCGCGCCAGTTCTGGTAATTTATCTACAGTGGGATTGGCCTTGCCTGACTCCCACATAGCAACCGTTGATTGTCCAATGTGTAATAACTTTGCTAACTCACCTTGTTTTAATCCTGCTTTTTCCCTCAAAAATTTTATTTTTAACGTCATTTTTGACCACCCCTCAATATTCATATATTTGATAATTTATTACATGATATATCAATATGTTTTATTTTGCAACGGTTATTTTTAAATATTTTTGATAATTTCACATGACAGATTTTGAGTAATTTCTTGTAAGCCAATAGCATCCCGGTGAAGGTGCTGGATATTGTTGCCATAAAAGAACAATGGGCCGGGGCATAACCCCGGTTATTTTTTGATTATTTTGATTTTAGGTGTTGACAATCAACTTGATTGTGATATACTTGTATCAAGGTAAGAAATTGAGAGGGGATAAACGAAATGACAGCACAAGAATTAATAACCCAATGCCTTATTAGGTTACATGGTGATGACGCATTAGCGGTAAACCTGCCCAAGGGATTAACCAAGACCCAGAAAACCAAAATGATAGCCGACTTAACCGCCGCCAAGCCGGAAATTATCGCAATCTTAAAAGCCGACATTAGGGACAAAGAGGATGCCTATCAAGCCAAAGAAAATGCCATAGCCGGGATCGAAGGATTGACCGAACTTAAAAAGGCTATCAACGCCGAATATGCTTACCACAGAGAATTTAACAGGCGAATGGAAGATGAGGTGTTGAGCAGTTTTGCCCCCGCTCCGCCTAAGGTTAAGTCGGCAGACCTCAAAGCAAAGTACCCCAGAGCGGCTGCTTACATTAAAGCCGAGAACTGGACGATGGCCGGTCACTACGCAAAGGGATCTGCCGGTCAAAAAGCGGTAGAGCGTATCCTCAGTGGTGAGGATTATATCAAAGTCATAGCAGACATGGAAGCCGAGTGGAGCGATTATTGTAATAGCGTAGTTGATTAAGGAGGTAAACTGCATGACACACGGAGGCAAACGTCCCGGCTCTGGTCGAGTACCATCCGGGCGCAAAACCCGGAACTACTACCTAACCGATGCCGAAAACGACCAGGTTAAAGACTATATCAATAAAATGAGAGAGGAGTTAAAAAACATGACACAAGCACAGCACTACGAGACCACCGGAGACAGCCTCAAAGGAGACCAGCAGGTGAGGGCCTACCGTGCCGCCCAGAACCACCTAGCGACAAACTCACCCACCTACTTAGAGGACTATAAGCGAATACAAGACAAACTGATAGTGGCATTGGAGGAAGGCAGTATGTATAAAGTGGAAAGCATAGAGTATCTTGATGGTGAGTACCTGCCCGGCACAGAAGTGGAACTCTACAGTGGTAAGGATAAGGACGCTGCTAGGATGGTTTTCGATAAGTTTGTGGAGACGGAAAGCACCACCGCCATCGGCAGCAAGCGTGAGGACGACGGGCGATGGGAGATCATCTGGGAGAAATAAAGGCACTGGCCGGGGACTAGCCCCGGCCTTTAGCCTTACTGTCCTCCAGCTGCCCGGCCGTCAACGTAGCTCTCGCCCAGGATAAACGCTGTCACAACACCGGCAATCCAGGCGTAAGCATCGGGGTCAATCCCTAAGTCCAAGCCTTCATTACAGATGATCAGCAGCGCGGTAAAAAGA